TATTATAAAAAATCGTGGAATCTGGGGGATAGTTAAATGAGCACAACTGTTGAAGAAGTTTTAGCGTTAGCAGATGTTGAGAAATGTCTGAAAGATACGGGGGCAGATTCTACGCACGGTCATTGTCATAATGCTTGTGTGTGGCTTATTGTTCAAATCAAAGAAGCAGGTTTATCAGATTATAATATTGCTTGGTGTCTTGGTACATTCTGGAATAAAGACCATAGTTGGTTAGTGGTTCAAGACCTAAACACCGATGAAGAAATTATTGTTGATATGACTGTTAATCAATTTGTTGATCGTGAAGTTCCTTTTTCGGGGCTGATGAATGACCAGTATGAAGTACGCGATAGTGTGTCGCTTTGCGAGACTGAGAAACTTCACGAATTCGTAGAGAGGGTAGGATAATGAAAAAAACAGATGCCGTAAAAGATATACTTACAATACTGGATACACATTGCGAAGTTCCATCTGAAGAATTACGAAAACAGGGACAGGCTTTAGTTGATATAGCTGATGCCCTAGAAGGTCAATCTAATTCTGATGCACGGGCAATTCTGAAAAGTGTGGAATCTCTAATGGATATTCAGAGCAACAGGAGTGCAGATGATGGGTGATATTGCTGAACAAATCGTTGAGGGGATGATCTGTCAATTGTGTTGCTGCTCTGATGGGCGAGACCCACAGGGCTATCCTTACACATGCGCGGAATGCGGGGGTGATGTAGTTGAAGATGATGACCCAAGCATTTTCGATCTACCAGAAAAACAGAAAACAATCAATCCAATGCACCATGCTACCAGGGGTAAATCCAAGAAAATAAAATGCCCCCACTGTGATAAAATGGTTGCCGAAGTTGGACTTGAACAACACACAATTGCAAAACACATGGGGAGAAATGATGACTGAAATTCTAACAATGAAAGACAGGCACGGGAAAGATTTTAGAGTGGGCATGAATTTATATTCTGCTATGTTCCCACAGGTTAAAGTTAAATGCATCGATATCAAAGATGGGTTGGCGCACCTTCGGCAAGGGAAAAAAGAAATGCCGATTATTCTTAATCAGGAAACTTTGAATATGTCCCAATGGGAAGTTCGAAAATGAACAAAGTACAAAGCAGGTTGTTGGATGAAATTATGGAATCCCAGAATGAGCCTGACTTAAATGAATGGGAACGCAAATTTGTTGATGACCTGTTTAACAGGGGTGATGACCATGCGCTGACTACCCACCAGAATAAAAAATTGATTGAAGTTCATGCAGGGATATGTTGGAAATAGCAGGGTGAACCTACTAGGGTGAACTAGGGTAAACCACAACATACGGTGCAACTCTTTTGGACGGTGGCATATATTGTAGGGGATGGGGAATGGAACAAACTAAGATTGAGTCTTTAATCGAGACTAGCACAGATATGACCGTAGCATTTCTTGTTTCATGGATGGTAATGCTTTGGTTGATTCCCGTATTGTTCCCAGGCTATGTTTCTAGAGCAGAAGTAGGGGCAGCATTCGGGGTGGTTATGGTGTTCACTGTGACTTCTTTTATTCGGAGATACCTGACAAGAAGATTTTTTGCACGGGGTTTTCATCTGGTAATTCATAAAATAATATCGAGGTTTTTTAAATGAAGATAATTGGTATCACAGGAAAAGCAAAAAGTGGGAAAGATGAAATGGTGGTTCAGTATTTCAAACGGGCAAGTCATCCGTTAGCCCAGAAACATGCATTTGCAGATGCAGTGAAACATTCTGCTGCTGCTTTTTTTAATGAGCCTATCGGCAAGTTCTATGAAAACAAGGATGATATTTCTGAACAGTGGGGAATCTCGTACAGGGAAATGTTGCAAAAGCTTGGAACCGACTTTGCGCGGAATATGATTAACGAAGATTTTTGGGTGGAAACTTTAGAGTCTAAATTAAAAGGTATTCCTTCTGCTATCCAATTGGTTTTTATTCCTGATGTCAGATTTGATAATGAAGCAAAGTGGATTCGTTGGACAGGTGGGGCAGTGATCGAAATAATTAGAGAAGGGCATATACCGTTGGAAGGAACGGAAGCACAGCATTCTTCTGAAGATGGGGTTTCTGAAAAGTTGATTGATTATCGAATACTTAATAATACAAGTGTTGAAGACCTGGGTTGGAAACTGGAAATATTTATGAACACTATGACAACCTTGCAGGTAGTTTGATACTAAGATCAAAAATAACCTGACAAATAATTTTTAGCTGTGTTATACTGATAATACGAAATCGAATTTTAGGAGAGACCCGATGAAATTGGTACAGGTGAATAATGTCTAGCATGACTTTTGGAAAATTGGTGGAAGCTCAGCAGGGTAAGGTACAAGACTCCCTGGAACTGGCTGTTGCCTCAGATTATGAAATTCCCTTTGGAAAGCATAAGGGCATGACCCTATCTTTGCTGATGGAACAGCAACATAGTTATTGCATGTGGTTAATCAATCAAGAAGAATCCAAGAACAAATATTTCAATGAAACCTGCAAGAACATTAAAATTATTTTAGCTGCTGATCAGGCAGAGATTGAAGGTGGGGTGATTGATCTTGGGGCAGAGAATAACTTCACCAAAAAAGTTGAAGGGGGCTACCCGTCTAGTGGGAATATGATGCCACCACCATTAAAGGTTGATGGGGTTCCTTTAGTCGAAGGGCTAGGGCATGTACATGTTGACTTTGCAAAAGACTCAGATACAAATGGGGTTTATGAAACGATGGGAAATCAGGCAGACATTGCTAATGGATTATTGATGGGTAAACTAAGTGATCTTCTTGCACAAGTAAGCCTGGGTGATCTTAGTTTTGAGTTTGGAGAGGCAGACATTGATGTTTGGCTTAAGTTAGTAAGTGAACTTGATAATCATGGGATTGATGCCTTTGTGGTTATTGCAACGAAGCATTCAAAAGATTCTAATAACCAACGTATTAAAAAGATCATTCCAAACACCAAGAATTTAAAAGCACTGAAGGGGGTGCTTCCACATGCCTAAACTTCTTTCCAAATTACATACGGGAACGGTAGAGCATACAATTATTTCTCTGCTGACTCTTTGCCCTAATTGTGAAACCCCATCTGATGTTCATAAAACTAAGGATGCATTTTATGTTGAATGTCCTACGTGTGGGGTGATGGGGTACAGGTACGAAACCGAAAAATTAGCAGTGAGGGATTTTAGAAATCATTATGGTATTCCTAAAAACAAAAAAATTGCGAGTTAGAAAATTATCCAAAGTAATTGATGAATCCCAGGTAACTGATTTGTTGATCAAGTATTGGAAAGATAATGATAGGGCAATGAATTACCTGAAGAAGAGATTTCCAGATGGGGATGCAACAGGTGATTTTCTAAAGGGGATAATCGAACTACGATGATAAAAGTTGGAAAAAATATTTCACTTCAGTACACCAATAATATTGTGGCTACTGAAGTTGGTCTTCATTGGGATATGCGGCTAATGAATTTAGCCCTTCATGTTTCGGGGTGGAGTAAAGACCCACGTACAGGAGTTGGGGCAATTATCGCAAACGGTAAACGGGAAATTGATATTGGATACAACGGATTCCCAGAAGGAATTTCTGACCTGAAATCACGGTTGGATGATTACGATCTAAAACATCAGTTGATTATTCACGCTGAGAAAAATGCAATGGACAATTCAACTAGGAATTTGGTGGGCAAAACTTTGTATGTCACTTACCCCTCGTGTGTACCTTGCACTGTAAGTATCGTAAGCAGGAAATTAGGAAGGGTGGTATGCTTAGAATCATCTGCTGAGAAAATGGAAAAGCATCATGTGGATATCGAACTTTCCAAAGAACTTTTTATAGAAGCAAAAATTAGGTTTGATATTTATGGCTGATCATCTTTGGGTGATTATAAATAAGGTAGAAGCCCTGACTCAAATCAGGAAGTGGGGAAGTAAGCCCCTGGTTTTTAGCTGCCCACATTACAAGTATTTCAGCACTCATCTTCATCCGTTGATCAAGCACGATAGTAAGAAGGGTGAGTTTTTTGGGTCTGAAGATTATCGCAAATTAATGTCAAAAACAGCTTGACAAATATTTATCCATAGTTTAAGCTGTATGTACATCACTTGAAAAACCAGGAGGTTGCAAAGTGAATTTAATTAACCTTTTCACATCAGGACAAATTGATAAAACGTCTACCATTAATAGTAATGGTGGCAAAGGTCATACCCTGATTGAAATGAAAAAGAATGGGATTAATGTCCCTACTGGTTTGGTTATACCTACTGACATTTGTAACCAATACCGCAAAGCGGAATCTACAGGTAAGACTCTCATACTTGATCAAGTAATTGATGCAGTTATGGAAGCACTGGATACCCACATCTACCCCGATGCAAATCATAAGCTTGTATCTGTTCGTTCTGGTGCGCCTATTTCAATGCCTGGAATGATGGATACTATCTTGAATGTTGGGGCAGGTTATGAAGACTCTGGATTAGAGAAAAATCTGAAAGCAGATTGCCGTAGACGTTTTGTTGAAATGTATGCGGGTGTTGTTATGGAACACAAAGGCAAAATTGATGACCCTGTAAAATGGATGAAGACCATCAAAAAACACATTCCTGAATTGCGGGATATCATCCGTAATTCAATTGAAGCAGTTTGGAATTCTTTTGATAATGAGCGTTGTACCCACTATCGAAAGATGAACAAGATTCCTAACGATATGGGAACTGCTGTAATAATTCAATCTATGGTTTTCGGAAACTTCAATGACAACTCTGGTTCAGGAGTTATATTTACTCGTAATCCTGATTCGGGTTCTACGAAAGTTTTTGGAGACTTCCTGACTAATTGCCAGGGTGAAGATGTTGTTGCGGGTCATATCACTGCACCCCCGATTTCTGAAATGAAAAAGTGGAACATCGATCTTTATAATGAACTGGTTGAGATAGGAAAAGTTCTTGAAAAGAAAAACAAGGATATGCAGGATATTGAATTCACTGTTGAAGATGGTGAACTGTTTATTCTTCAAACTCGTAATGGTGCGCGGTCTTCGTATGCAGAAATCAGGATTGCTCTTGATCTTCTGGATGAAGGAATCATTGAAGAGTTGGGTGATAGAATTACTGAAGGGACATTTATGAAACTTCGGGTTCCTGTTCTCCCTGCTGATTTCAAAAAGAAAGCCATTGCAAAAGGTATTGGGTCTGGTTACTTCGCAACAGGCAAAGCTGCTTTTTCTGTGAAGGAAGTTATGGATAGTTTTGAAGCTACAATTCTGGTTGCTGAAGAAACTACCCCTGATGATATTAAGGCAATGGAAAAGGCTGAAGGTATTTTGACCTATAAAGGTTCTGCTACT